GGTTTCGACCAAATCTAACGCATATTCTTCAGTTAAAATAGACGGTTCATCCTCGAAGACTAGGCAATCCAATATGTCTTCTAAATCTCCCAAATCTTTTATATAGAACTCCATTCTATATAATCTTATGATTATGTTATTAATATATTTCTAATTATTAATATAATCCTATCTTATTATATAATCTTATTGTATAATCTTATTGTATATTCTAACTATAAATTTTCATCTCAATTTTCTGAATCTTCCTCCGAGTCATTGTCTGCTTTCACCGCTTCCTTTTTACGTATTGTTCCTTGCCCAGATTTCTTAGGTGCAAGCGACTTCAGTGTAGACACTCGCTTATCAATATTTTTCAGCGTGAAATGTCTGGATGTTTTTATATAACAAAGAGCAGGAATGCTGTTAATTGTTCCGTTGTCTTTGTCGTAGACGACATCCTTCGCTCTATGCAATTTCTTGCGGTCCAGACACTCTTTTAAGAATTTTATTAACAGGTCACATTCGTCATCATTCAAATCATTTTCAGCTCTATATGTAGAAACATAATCGAGCAGCTTCTTGGTTTTAACTGTTTTATTCAGCTTGCACCATGGTTCCGTCTCATTGTTATTTTTTTCATTTTCAAGAAATTTATCCAAACTAGATATTTCACTGGAAGACTTTGTTTCCGGCAAAGAAACACCATTCAACATCATCGTTTTGTATCTAATATTTTTCAACTCTTTATTATCTGTATTGTCTGCATTGAATGCATTGACTGTATTGACTGCATTGACTGTATTGTTTGAATTAGTAGTAGAATCCTCCATCTATATATTATTATATAATTTTAAGTTTAACTTAGTTTTGTAGAATATAATATATATGGACGTAATTGATATAGAAACTAAAAGCGTTAATATAAAGTTAAAACCGCACTCTACTTATGATGTATTAGAAAACGGTTCTATAACAAAAAAGAAGGATAAGAAGAGGGTCGAGACTGAAAATTGGAATTTTGATAGTGAATTCTATTCTAGCCAAGAGCAGCTGAGTATTATCACACAAATCTTGGCGAATGACTGCGCGCCAGTGGACGATTTGGGAAAACTAATCATTCAGCAAATTAAGAAAAAGATGAGCAGTTATAAACAGCAAGATCAACTAAAGAAATTATACAGCGAACATGCATTTTTAACCCTGTCGTCGCTGATAAATAAAATGGTAGAGTGTCAGCTGAAATGCTATTATTGCAGCAAAGAAATGCATGTTTTATATGATATCCAGAGAGAATCCAGTCAGTGGTCGGTAGACAGAATAGACAATGATTTAGGCCATAATATAGGCAACTACTATTTGGCCTGCTTGGAATGCAATTTGAAGCGGCGACGAAGAAGTGATAAGAAATTCTTATTGACGAAGCAGTTGAAAATAGTAAAGCAACTCGATGACGCCACGCCAATTAGTGGAATTGGACAAATGGACAATTAGGTAAATAATAATATTTATAATAATATTATTAGTTATGCATAGAAAATGGACAGATGGTCAACCTTATGAAAGGTCACGCCGAATGAAACATCAAATCCAAATGGAAAATGAGGAATTCAGCAAAGAAGTCGAATCATGCGCATATACTTCTGCATTGAATCACGATGAAAACACCTGGGACATGTTAAACCAGTCATTAAATGGTGCGAATTTTAAAGTATCAAATAAGCGCGAAGAATTGGGGACGAAATTGGCGAACCGGGAGTTGGTTCAGCAAATTGGTTATAACCCTTTTTTAGGACAGAGCAGTTATGCAGACGATATTGCCATGCATGACCAATTTCTAAAGCCGCTTAATACTACACAGGGGAATAGAGTACCAGAGTGAAGTGAACTGCTTATTCAGCTGCATAAATCTTCGTGCACATTGTGAAAAGCAATCTGTTCGTCAAATAGACGAGGAAAATATTGAACAAATACGAATATCCTCCTTGATAGAGGGCACTAAGCGTGATGTACTTGTAGTTTGCAATGATAAAGTATAATTCTCCTGCTATTAATAGCGTAAATACTATAAAGAAGAATACGGTTATAAAGAAGAAATAGACACATGCACTTTTATCTAAAGGGCCAAATACCGCTTTAAGCAAATCGAACATTATATATACTATATACAAAGTTTTTTCCTTTCCGTTCTTTTTTCTTTTTGTTTTCTTTTTTGTTTTCTTTTTGTTTAAATATTTATATTTTCGGCAATAAATGACTTAAACAAGTTATGAAGAATTTAACATAATGACCAGCATTGCTAATTATACAACGCAAAATGAATTATTGCTAAACAATTTATTGGAGTTCTATAAAAATGAAAATCATTTAACCCGAATGTTGAAAATTATAACAGGTGAATCCAGAATTTCTCTGCGAATTGTAGATTGGTTTGCCACGAATTATGCTAAAAAGAATTATACATTGTATGAAATTGAAAATGCGGGCTCCAAAATCCGCTTCAAGGTGTATTTCGATTATAAGTTGAAGCTGAAAGCTTACAGCAAGAAGCGGTTCGACCCTTTTTGCAGATGGGACCGAATTAGTATTCCTTATAAGAATGGCACCTTTATTGAGACCACCATTGGCCAGCTGAATTTCTTCAAGTGGGCAATCGAGAATAAGGTGATAGACTATATTGAAGAAAACTACGATGTTATTGAGAAAGACATGAATAGTCGTAACAGCACGTCAAAAAGAAAGGATACTATTAGTGAAAATGGTAAGACACGCAAGAAGCGTGAAGAGCTGTCTATTTCAGCAACTAAGAGCATTAAAAAGGAGGAAGTGGAAATTGTGGTGAAATTTCATTAAACCATTTATTTTGGAAGTATATATTTATGTTAAAAATGTATATAAATAATAGTTATTTATATAAATTTATAATGAAACTCACGAAGATTCCTAAAAATATATTTCAAACTTGGTCAACCAAGGATACTTCTTTAGGGTTCAAGTTATTAACACAGTCATGGCTTAATTTGAACCCAGGGTATTCCTATTATTTTTTCGACGATAACGATTGTCTCGAATTCATCAAGAATCATTTTGAGAAAAACGTGTATGATGCATATTGCCGCATTATTCCTGGCGCTTTCAAGGCGGATTTTTGGCGGTATTGTGTCCTTTATGTATACGGCGGAGTATATGTAGATATGGACACCATATGCATTAACCAGATAGATGATTTTCTCAACGAATACATTGAATTCATGACGCCAGTGGATTTGAATAATAGAGCAGATTATGGAAAATACAATTTGTTTAATTGCTTCATTGCGTCGGTTCCAAAGCATCCCATTTTGCTGGAATGCATCCATAAGATAGTCTATCATGTGGAAAACAACATTGTTCCATTTTCGAACCTGGATTTCTCTGGTCCAGGTGTTCTAGGTAAGGCTACAAACAAATATCTGGGATTGCCGGAAGAAACTGGGTTTCTAGGAAAAGAAGGCATTATAAAGCATGTTAAGCTGCTGAAATTTGAGCAAGGTGCCGAATATGTGGTGGATTCTTTCAATCAAAAACGGCTGTTTCAAAACAAGAATGGTAGTAGCGTTATTAAATATATTTACACTAGTGAGATGGGTCGTGTGAAGCATATCGATTGGGGTACTTGCGCAAACCCGATAAAACCAAAGTCGAATGCATCTATTGTTACCATGTTTTATAAAATTAGAGAGAAGGAGAATAACCAGTCTAATTCGCATTTAAACCATAGCGTAGAACGATATCTTAATATTGCCAAGGAATTCATACTGAAGTTAGAGTACAATTTGATATTATTCACGGACAGCCCAGATATTATTGAGTTCGTGTCGAATGAGAGAAAAGATAATATTCGCATATACAACTTGCCGTTTGAAGAGACGTATTTTTATAGGCATTTGGATAGACTGCATGAACTGCAGGGTAAATTCACTATTTTCAACGGAAATATGGAGCATGAGACGCCGATGTACATAATCTTGAATAACAACAAGTTCGATTTTGTAGAGAGAGCGATTGAATTGAACCCTTTCAAGAGCAGCCATTTTGTGTGGATGGATTTTGGCATCAATCATGTTGCAAAAAATACCGAGCGAATTCATGATTGGATGCCGTGCATACCTGACAAGATTAAGCAGCTATGTATTAATCCGTATATTGAACGCGTTGAGGATAAGAAGATGTTCCAAAATATTTTTCATCATATGGCAGGAGGTCTGTTTTCTGGTTCTAAGGAAAATCTATTAAAATACAGTGAATTATTCAAAAAGAAGACCGAGCAGATATATGGCGAAGACTGGTACCAAGTTGATGAGGCAGTGATGACAATAGTGGCGAGAGAAAACCCCGATTTGTTCGATTTATTTTACGGAGATTATCAGGGGATTATTTCGAATTATTTGTCTCCAATGCATAACATTGATTTGATTTTTACAGGAATCAAGAAATGTATGGACAATAATAATACTCGTAGAGCATGGGAAATATTGAATTATTGTACGCCATATTTCAATGAAAATATTCATGACAGATATGCATATCAATATATAACGAACAAATTGGTTACGGATTACTATAATAACAACAGACATTTAACCAAGGAGTTGATCACTATTGTTAAGAAATTACAGGCGGTTAATGATGAAGGAGTTAAGAGTATTCTTATTAACAATGCAAATAACATAGAGTATTATGAAAACAAAGCGGAACTATTGTAACAAGCCACTCTACAAATTATGAAGTGACAGTTACCAAGGCTATTTACATGTTTTGACATTTAAAACGCCGATTTTAAATGTCTTCAAATTCATAAACAGCCTTCATCATTTCAATTAACTCTTTTAAATTATGTTTTAATTCTTTAATTTCATTTTTAATTTCCTTTACATCATTTTTTAATTCTATATATTCACACGTATGTATTCCATTAATATTTATTGAAATATTATCATTTGATTTAGCTGTCTGTTTATCATTTTTTTACCTTCTCCTGATGCTACGATTGATTTATATAATTCACTATTTTTGTAGGCGATATATCCTCTAGCTGATGTTCTGTTAGATATATATTTATTTTTACACAATCTACTTATTATACTACCTGGTGTTCTATTAATAATATTAGATATTTCAATTATATCCATTAATTTCTCATTATACATATTATTTAGTTCTTCGTCTTCTTGTGAAGACCAAATAGTCCAATTAGGTTTATATTTAGATATATCCATTAAGATAATAATATTAAATAACATTTATGTAACTTTAATAAATAATTAGGCGTTTTAAATGTTCAAATGTGTAAATAGCCGATGTTGTAAAAATTGCATAATTTTATAATGAAATATACATTTAAAATTATGATATAATAAGTAGTATATCGAAATGGGAAACAAAATATCAACTTCAATAAAAATCAATTATGAAGATATACAATTCGTTCTACATAATCAGGAAGGACATTTGCTTATTAATACGCTGAGTGATGCAGAACAGGATTGTCTAATAGTAAACACTGTGAATATAAACAATGAAGAAACTATTATTAATAAATGCATTAAACATGGTAAAAAAGATGTGAAGATTATAGTCTATGGCAAAAATTGCAATGATGAAAAGATATACAGTAAATACAACCAGCTATCTTCTCTCGGGTTTTACAATGTATACATTTATACTGGAGGCATGTTTGAATGGCTGATGTTGCAGGATATTTATGGAGAGAAAGATTTCCCGACGACTAGTAAACAGATGGACATATTGAAATACAAACCGAACAAAGTGTTGAATATTCCGTTGCTGGAATATTAGGTATTAGGTGCTGGGTTGGCAGCGTCTTTAAGTCGGTGTTTATATTATATTTCAAAACAACTTAAAGAC